GGGAGATAAAAATGAGTGACGAAGAACAAATGTTAAAAGCAGATGGGTTTGATCAAGCGGTTTTAGGCGTTGGCCGAAGGTGCGGGCAACCTGACCTGTTAGTGTACGATTATCACAAATGTTGCGAAATACTTGTGAAACGTGATAAGATGACGTATGAAGAAGCACAAGAGTTTATGGAATACAATGTCGTTGGCGCGTGGGTAGGGGATAAAACACCTGTCTTCGTCAATACCGACAAAGAAGAGATATTTGAACTTTATGATTTATCAGAGGTAAAATTAGATGGCCAAACCACCCATTAGTCTGATGGACAGAAATGTCCCAGCACAACTTGATCCTGAAGACCTAGAAGCAGAAATAGAACTAGAACTTCCGGGAAGCATGGAACCAAAAGAAGTTGGTGAAATAGAAGTTGAGATGGAAGACGATGGTGGAGCTGTCATAGATTTCGACCCGGTAGCCACGGCTGCCGAATCAGCACCACAGGATTTCTACAGTAATCTGGCAGAAAGCATGTCTAATCAGGAATTGAGCCGTTTAGCTGGTGAGCTGATGTCAGAATACGAAGCAAATAAAAGCAGCCGGCAGGAATGGGAAGATGCATTTGCAAACGGTTTAGAGCTTCTTGGTTTTAATTACAGTGAACGCTCAGAGCCTTTTAACGGAGCCACGGGCGTTACGCATCCTTTACTTGCAGAAGCTGCAGTACAGTTTCAGGCACAGGCATTTAATGAACTACTTCCAGCAGGCGGTCCGGTAAGAACAAGTATTGTTGGAGCAACCACCAGACAGACAGAAGACCAGTCGCAGCGTGTAAAAGATTTTATGAACTACTACATTACAAACGTAATGGAGGAATATACACCTGAGTTTGACCAGATGCTTTTCTATTTGCCGTTGGCAGGATCTACCTTCAAGAAGGTGTACTATGACGGGGCCCTCGACAGGGCTGTCAGTAAGTTTGTACCGGCAGAAAATCTTATTGTGCCTTACGAAGCAAACGATTTGGAAACCTGTCCCAATATAACACATGTTGTAAAAATAAATTTAAACGAACTACGCAAACAACAGGTATCTGGTTTCTATTTGGATATACCGGTGCTGCCGCAACAGGGTGGTAGCAGTTCTCTATCACAGGAAATAAACGAGTTGAGCGGTATGGAACCGTCACAGATAGATTATGACTGCACGTTGCTTGAGTGTCATGTTGATTTGGATCTTGATGGATACGAAGATGTAGGCAAAGATGGAGAGCCTACCGGTATCAAGATACCTTATATTGTAACAATCAGTCAGGATAATGGAGAGATACTGGCGATTCGTAGAAACTATGCAGAAGCAGATCCTCAAAAGAAAAAAATACAATATTTTGTACATTACAAATTTTTGCCGGGATTTGGGTTTTATGGTTTAGGTTTGATACATACAATTGGTGGTTTGTCACGGACCGCGACCGCCGCTCTAAGACAGTTGATTGATGCAGGTACGCTATCTAATCTACCAGCAGGTTTCAAGGCCCGTGGTTTACGGATCAGGGACGATGAGGATCCTATACAGCCCGGAGAGTTTAGAGACGTAGATGCACCTGGTGGTGCCATACGGGACTCGCTTATGCCGTTACCGTTCAAGGGACCTGACTCAACATTATTTCAACTATTAGGTTTTGTTGTCCAAGCAGGACAACGATTCGCAACAATTACAGATTTAAAAGTAGGAGATGGTAATCAACAGGCAGCCGTGGGTACAACCATAGCAATGATGGAACAGGGCTCACGGGTCATGTCTGCTGTACACAAACGCTTGCATTACGCAATGCGTATGGAATTTAAATTACTTTCTAAAGTTATGGCGGATAGCTTACCTCCGGAATACCCTTATGCAATAGAGGGAGCGGAGACAAGCGTTAAAGCACAGGATTTTGATGATCGTGTAGATATCATTCCCGTGTCCAATCCAAATGTCTTTAGTCAGGCACAACGTATCGCGCTTGCTCAGACACAGATGCAGTTAGCAGCACAAGCTCCTGAAATGCATAATATGTATGAGGTTTATCGTGATATGTATGAAGCGTTGGGAGTTAGAAGTATTGACAAATATCTCAAGCCGCCCGTTTCTCAGGAGCCTGTACCGAAAGACCCAGCACAGGAGAATATGGATGTATTGGATCAAGCCCCCCTTGTGGCCTTTCAAGGACAGAACCATCAAGCGCATATCATGGCCCATTTGGTTTTTGGCGGTTCGCCTACAGTTAGTGGAACGCCTCCGGTTGCCGTTGCATTACAAAAACACGTTATGGAACACGTTAAAATCCAAGCTCAAGAACGGGCTATGGCTGAAATTACTGAAAAAGGAGGAGCCCAAGCGCAAGCGGGGCCGTCCCAAGAAGAAATTCTGACAATGGAGTCTCTCACTGCTCAGTATGTAGCGGAAGGATTGCAGCAGGTTCAGCAACTTAGCCAGCAGTTAAGCGGTGCAGGAGCCCCTGACCCTGTTGTTGAGTTAAAACAGCAGGAGTTACAACTAAGAGCCCAGAAAGATCAGGCTGAAATGCAGAGAGATCAAGCTGATTTAGAGTTACGCAACAAACAAATTGACCAATCAGGCGCTATTTCACGCGAAAGGATACAAAGTCAGGAAAATATGACGGGTGATCGTATTGATGCCGCGAGAGAAAGAGAAATTATGAAACAACAAGTTAAACAAAGGAGTGGACAATGAGCAAAGTTCGTATCGTTACCGGAAAAGCTAAGGCAAAAATGATAAATGACGACCAAAGCTACAAGTTAAAACAGGTTTCTGTACCAAAAGGGCCTTTAAAAAAGAAAAAAGCCCTTGGAATGGGTGCAGCAAAGCGTGGCGGTGACTATTTAGGCGTGTAATGGCTAAAAAAACGCTACAAAAGGACAGTAAATACCTAAAACATGACCTTGATGGCGATGGAATCGTAACAGATGAAGAAATTGCACGCGAAGAACGCATTATTCGTTTAGAAAACAACGATAAAATGCAGGATCAACAACGCATGATATGCTGGGTATCATCTATTTCATCGATCATATTGATTGTTTTAGCCATGTCGCCCGTCATTCCGGACACAAGGGTAGAAACAGTTACTGCTCTACTTTCTACCTATATTGTAGCAAATTTAGGTATAGTATCTGTATTTATGGGAGCTACAGCTTTTACGCGGTCAAGAGAAAATGGTAAATGACATGGGTTTTATTAGTGTTTTTATCTGGCACTGTACAAGAATCGGTTTATTTCAGTGATTTGGATTCGTGTCTTAGAATTGCATCAAAGCTTAGGTCACAAAACTATGACTTATCCCTCGCTGGAGATAGTAAAATTTGGGTCAAAGCTTACTGCGTTCCTAAATCTGTTCCTAATAACAATGAGAAAAAAGAGTGATAGAACAAACAGTTAGTGATGTAGAAAATTTTACTAAAACTATTAATGTTAGCGAAGGTGGTGGCAGTGATGTCGAAGCTGGCATACAGTTTATCTATCATATGCGCGAGCACTTGGTTGATATTGGGATTGCAACAGTATATGGTTTAGCTGTATATGCAATATTTTTATGGATTACTAAAACAATAAAGGGGTAATTATGGCTGTAAAAAAATTTAGAAAACCTAAATCAGGTGGCGGTAAAGCAACGCCAAAGAACAAAGCACTGTATTCAAGGGTAAAGTCAGAAGCAAAACGTAAATTTGATGTGTACCCTAGTGCGTATGCAAATGCATGGCTTGTTAAAACATATAAGAAAAGAGGCGGGACTTATTCATAATGGCTAAACCCCAAGGTGGATTGACTAAGTGGTTTAAAGAGGATTGGCGTGATGTCAAAACTGGAAAAAAATGCGGTCGATCTGGCAAAGAAAAAAAGAAAAGACCATATCCTGCTTGCAGACCTGCCGCCGTTGCTGGTAGAATATCAAAGTCAGAAGCGCGTAAAAAAACAGGATCAGCTAAAGTAAAATGGTCTGTTACAGCTTCAGGGCGTAAACGTAAGTCCATGAGAAAGACAAAGAGAGCGTAATGGCACGAAAATCAGATAAGCAACCACCAAAAACTAAAAAATACTACCGTTCTACAAAATCGGGTGCGGGTATGACTAAGGCAGGTGTTGCTCGTTATCGTAGAGAAAATCCCGGAAGTAAATTAAAAACAGCGGTAACAGGTAAAGTTAAACCAGGAAGTAAAGCAGCTAAAAGACGTAAATCATACTGTGCAAGATCATTAGGTCAATTAAAAAGAAGTTCTGCAAAAACAAGAAATGATCCTAATTCAAGAATACGACAAGCTAGAAGAAGATGGAAATGTTAAGTTACGAGGAGGGTTCGCAGGGGTGCCTGCCTTCCTCACCAAATAAGGAGTTAATATGTTAGGACTGGGAAGTATAATAGGACCTATAAGTTCTCTTGCCGGAACGTGGTTACAAGGCCGTGTTGATAAAGCAAAAGCCGAAACAGAAGTAAAAGTAGCTAAAGCTAGAGCGGAAGCGAAGGTCTACGAGACAGAAGCGACATCTAGTTTTCTTAATGAACAGGCTCTCACAAATCAAATGGGTGAAAGTTGGAAAGACGAATTTTGGTCACTTATTTTTGGGGCAATCCTTGTGGCTTCATTTTTGCCTTGGACACAACCATTTGTTAAAGAAGGGTTTATATTTTTAGAGGAATCAACTCCAAATTGGTTCGCCAACATGTTGTATATTATAATAGGAAGCAGCTTCGGTTATAGGTTCGGTAAACAAGGGCTGCAAATGATAAACAAAAAGGGAAAATAATGGCTGCAAGAAAAATAAAAAAAGTAATTAAAGGCTTGAAAAAAGCATCTAAGCTACATGCTTCACAAGCTAAAACATTAGGATCAATTGTTAAAAATAAAAAATCAAAAGGTTACAAAAAGAAGTAATGAGCGAAACTTATCATTTTTTAGAACACGTTAATAAAATAATTAACGATAGACGTTCTCATGTGCTTGACATATTATCAAGTGATGGTGTAAAGAACATGGAACACTACAAAGAACTGATGGGAAACCTAAGTTCTTTAGAATATATTGAACAGGAACTCAAGAGCCTGCTAAATAAACAGGAGCGGATAGATGAATAAATCTTCAGCGGTAGATATTAAGCCCGCATATATAAATTCAAATGATCTAGTTTTAGATCCAAAACTCATACAAAAACCCTTATTGGAAAGAATGCCTACACCAACAGGATGGCGACTATTAGTATTGCCATACAAAGGTAAAGGTAAAACAGAGGGTGGCGTAATACTTCCGGACAAGGTTGTTGACGAAAACCAAATTTCTACACAAGTCGGATATGTTTTAAAAATGGGACCTTTAGCCTACAAAGATAAGACAAAGTTTGAAACAGGACCGTGGTGTCAAGAAAAAGATTGGGTAATATTTGCACGTTATTCAGGCTCTCGCTTTAAAATAGATGGTGGCGAAGTAAAAATATTAAATGATGATGAAATATTAGCAACAATAATAAACCCCGAAGATATATTACATTGAGGACAAAATGGCAGAACAACAAGCTGAATTAGATCTAGAAGTAGAACCAAGACAAGAAAGCATAGAGGTAGAGGTTGATGAAAAAGGCAACAAGGAAGAAGTTACCTCTGATGTTGAGACTGAGCAGGATAATGAGCAAGAGCAAACAGTATCCGAATCGAAAAAACGTATTGATCGCCTTACTAAAAAAATGCGTGAAGCAGAAAGGCGAGAACAAGCTGCTATCGATTATGCTAAAAAAGTAAAACAGGAAGCAGATAGTCTTAAAGGCCGTTTAAAGACTTTAGACCAAGGATATGTTACTGAGTACTCTCAAAGAGTGGACAGCGAATTAGCGTCCGCTGAAGCGTCTCTAAGACAGGCTATGAACGCTGGAGACACAGATGCAACAATCGAAGCTCAAAAGAAACTTTCTGAGCTGTCTGTAGCAAAGGAACGTGTTCGTTTAGCAAAAGCACAACAGCCCGAAGAAGAAAAAGGTCAGGAGGTTGCTCAAGAAGTGCAACAGCCCCAACCACAGCCCCAACCACAACAAAAGCCTGATCCAAAAGCAGAAGACTGGGCAAAAGAGAACGAGTGGTTTGGTCAAGATGATGCAATGACTTACGCAGCTTTTGGTATTCATAAAAAATTAATTGAAGAAGAAGGGTTTGACCCGCGAACAGATGAGTACTATAATGAATTAGACGAGCGAATGAGGACAGAATTTCCACATAAGCTTGGCAATAACGGAAACGGAAGCAGAAGACCCGCCCAAAATGTAGCTTCCGTTACAAGAACCGCTAAAGGAAGTGGGCGCAAAAGAAGAGTCAAGTTATCCTCCAGTCAGGTTGCAATGGCAAATAAGCTGGGAGTTCCACTTGAAGAATATGCAAAATACGTTAAGGAGTAAATAAATGTCAGAAACAATTACAGAAATAGATGTGAACGGCGTAGATCGAACTCCTCGCGCTAATAAGACTAGAAACAAGCAAACGCGGCGTAAGCCTTGGGCACCGCCGTCAATACTAGAAGCACCGCCTGCGCCCGATGGTTATCGGCATAGATGGATACGATCCGAAGTTCGTGGCTTTGACGATACGAAGAATATTTCTTCTAGATTGCGTGAAGGTTATGAATTAGTTCGTAAAGATGAATATCCGGATTTTGAAGCTCCGGTTATTGAATCAGGCAAATATACAGGTGTTTTTGGACAGGGTGGTCTAGTCCTTGCAAGAATACCGGAAGAAACAGTTCAAGAGAGAAATGAGTATTTTCGTGAAAAAACTCAAGATCAAATGGATGCTGTTGATTCTGATATGATGCGAGAAAATTCTCATTCAAGCATGACGATTAGTAAACCTGATCGTCAATCAAGAGTAACCTTTGGTGGTCCTAAAAAATGATCATCTGCTATTTAATAAGGAGACAATAAAAAATGGCAAACACTTTAACTGGTGGCTATGGTCTTCAACCAATTGGTTTAGTGGGTAGTGCTGTACATAATAACGGTACAACCCAGTATGAGATTGCAAATAACTACTCAACAGCTATATACAACGGCGGAATTGTGGTTCCAGCCTCTTCAGGAACAATCATAATATCAGATCAAGCGATTGCTCCTCTAGGTGTATTGAGTGGAGTAGAGTATGTGGACTCAACAACCAAGAAGACTACTTTCTTGAACTACTGGCCCGGTTCAAACAGCGTTAGCGTTGACACTAATTTTCCTGTCAAAGCTTTCGTACATGATAATCCTATGCAATTGTTTAAAGTTGTTGCAGATGGAACTAATACAGACAGAGCTACTGCTTTGACTGGCGTTTTTGCTAACTGTAATATGGCAAGCGTCAACAACGGCAGCACAAATACCGGTAAATCTTCCGATATGCTTGATATTAGCACCGTCGCTACAACTAATACATTTGATGTCAGAATTGTAGGTCTTTTAGATGATCCTGCAAACGCAGATTTTTCTGCACTTGGGCATCAATATATTGTTAGGCTTAACGGTCACTTTAACAGCGGTACTACTATTGCAGTTGGTACTTACGCAACAACTGGTATATAGGAGAGTGTAAATGGCAATATCTAGAGCACAACTAGCGAAAGAGCTAGAGCCGGGATTAAACGCGCTATTCGGACTTGAGTATGACCGATATGAAAACGAGCATTCTGAGATTTTTGACGAAGAAACTTCAGATAGAGCGTTTGAAGAAGAGGTTATGCTTGCAGGCTTTACTACGGCTCCTGTCAAAGAAGAAGGTTCATCTATAACCTTTGACTCTGCACAAGAAACGTATACAGCTCGTTATTCAATGGAAACAATTGCATTAGCCTTCTCTATTACGGAAGAAGCAATTGAAGATAATTTGTATGACAGATTAGCGTCACGCTATACTAAAGCTTTAGCGAGATCTATGGCACAGACAAAGCAAATCAAAGCTGCGGCAATTTTAAATAACGCTTTTAGCACATCATCACCAATTGGTGACGGTGCTGCTTTATGTTCATCTGCACATCCATCATTAAGCGGTAATCAGAGAAATCAGTTAAGCACTCCTGCGGATCTTAACGAAACTTCTCTTGAGCAAATGCTTATTGATATATCTGGGATTACAGATGAGCGTGGTTTAAAAGTTGCAATTAGAGGTACAAAATTAATTATTCCAAAAGAACTACAGTTTATTGCGGAAAGATTAATGGCGACAAACCTTAGAACTGCAACTGCTGACAATGATATTAACGCATTAAGAAGCATGGGTATGCTTCCACAAGGTGCTTCTGTAAATCACTTTTTGACAGACACTGATGCGTTTTTTATTAAGACAGATGCGCCAAATGGTTTTAAATTGTTTAATAGATCCCCTATCAAAACTGCTATGGAAGGCGATTTTGACACAGGAAATATGAGATTTAAAGCAAGGGAAAGATACTCTTTTGGTGTATCCGACTGGCGTTGTGTGTTTGGTACAGCGGGTGCTTAAATAAAAAAGTTAACAAGTGTAAAAGGGCGGCTTGCTAGTCGCCCTTTTTTATTATATAATTTAGAAAACCTTGACTACAATAATGTAGACATTTGCCACGACAAGGAGAAATGACATGGCTAATACAACTTTTTCAGGTCCAGTTCGTTCTGAAGGAGGCTTTACTTCTGTAAGTAAAAGTTCAACAACTGGTACCTTTACAACTCTTTCAAGCATAAGTTCAACCGGTGTAGCGTCTTTTGATGCCAATACAATGGCAACTGAAGCAGGCACAGGTATCACTGGAGGAACAGGAACTATTTATAGAAGTTCTGTGATCAGAGAAGGTGGAATTATAAAAACAAGCATTCTAATTGATTTAACAGGGTTAAGGTCAACAGCATCTGGCGATATTATTGGTGTTAATGGCACATCTAATGTTTGTCATATTGGGCAAATTACTGCTGCAAGAAATGGCACAATTTTAGCTGGCCGTATGACTTGTTTCGAAGCACCTGCTGGCGGTGATCCAGATATTAACGTGCACTCTGCTACAGAGGGAACAGGTGTTGAAGATGGCGCTATTGCTGATTTGACTGAAACTTTATTACTTAATAACGGCGACTCAACATTAGGTAAAGTTGGTGTATTTTCAGCGGTTCCCGCAGCTGATGAATTTTTGTACCTAACTTTAGGTCAAACAACTGATGCAGATTATACAGCGGGTAAGTTGTTAATTGAATTATTTGGTTACGAAGCATAAATTAGGAGGTTAAAATGGCAGATGCGGTTACAACGCAGACAATTGTCGATGGTCCTAAATATGCTGTAATTAAATTAACTAACGTAAGTGACGGCACCGGAGAAAGTGCCGTTACTAAAGTTGACGTTAGTGGTTTAGCAGCCAGCGCAAATGGAGTAACTTGTACAGGTGTCACCATACAACAAATATGGTGGCAATGCACAGGAATGAAAGTTAGTATTTTGTTTGATGCTTCAACAGATGTTTTAGCTATACAACTTGGTGAAAATCAATCAGGGCATCACGACTATACTTTATTTGGTGGTATTCCAAACAACGCGGGATCTGGTAAAACAGGCGATATAAATTTTACAACAGTAGGTCATTCAAGTGGAGACACTTACACTGTAATTCTTTATTTGCGTAAAGAATTTTGAAAATGACACAAAAAACTGAATATAAACTTGAGGTAGCTTTAGCTCGGCTCGAAGAAAGAGTTGAAGCGCTTCAAGAGGATATGAAAGAAATGCGCTCTGATATGATTCAACTTAGAGAAACGGCCAGTCGATGGAAAGGTGCTTTTTGGGTTATGATGGGTGTCGCGGGGGGTTTTGGTGTCCTCGCAAATTTAACTATAAATTGGTTTAAATAAGGAGAAAATTATGGCTATGAAAAAAGTACCTGCTAAAAATAAAGGTTTAAAAAAATTACCGACAGCAGTTCGTAATAAAATGGGTTTTATGAAAAAAGGCGGACCCGCAAAGAAAAAAGGTTATAAAGCCGGTGGAGCTGTGAAGAAAAAAGGTTATAAATTAGGTGGAGCTATTAAATCTATTAAAGCAAAAAAAGCTGCTCCTAAAAAAATGAGGGCAGGCGGTGCCATGAGAAAAAAAGGTTACAAAGCCGGCGGTAAGGTAACACCTAGAAAAATGATGGGTGGTGGTGCTATGCGAAAGAAAATGATGAAAAAAGGTGGAGCTGCTAAAAGCAGAAGATAATGCCCTATCTACAAAGTAATATTCCACATTTTAAATGTTGGGTAAGAAGGGAATATACTTGTAACCATCAAAAGTATCATGGAGATTTTTTACATGCCATGGCTATTGCTGTTACAACTATTCCTAATCGTTGTCTTAGTTTTCAACTTATTTTTACAGGTTGTGAAACGGATGGCACAAAAAACCCAAATGTTCACGGGGGTGCTATGTGGGCAAGAATGCCCATAACAGCTCTCATGGCTGATATAGTTGTAGATGAGTGGCCTGACCCTATGGCTGTACATGATGCACAACCATGGGATTGTTCTTCTTATACACACGCTGTCTACACTTTAGATAGAGCCACACCTTGCCCCTGGATGGCTAAAATAGGCGGTAATTTTTACCCTGCAAAATATCTTTTTACTGTAGATTATTCTGAAAGTGAAATAGCAGATGATCCTGCACAGCATAAACAAAGTCATGTGATGTATTTATTGGATGCAGGAGAATGGACAGGTAATTTAGTAGCGTTGCCAAACAACAGAGTTCGTGTTACACATCCAGCATGGTTTGAAACAGGACAAGGAGCACCGGATTTTTTACCTTCGCAGTATATACATTACTCCAAATCTGATTTAGACTATACACTAGACGTAAATAAAATTTTTGATAATTTGTACAACGAGGAATAAATGGCTTTATCTGGATCAACTAATTTTGAGCTTGCAGTTGACGAATATATAGAAGAAGCATTTGAACGCTGTGGTTTAGAAGTAAGAACAGGTTATGATTTAAAGACTGCAAGAAGGTCCCTTAATTTAATGTTAGCTGAATGGGCTAATCGTGGACTTAACCAATGGACAATTGAACAAAGAACACAAACTGTAACTGCAGATGATACTGAATACGATCTAGGAACAGATGTTATTGATATTCTTTCGGTTGTGGTTAGAAGAAGCGGCACTGATTTCAATATGACAAGAATTAGCAGGGACGTTTATTTAGCAATACCAACTAAAACAAGTACAGGTAGACCTACTCAATTTTTTCTTGATAGGCAAATAACACCAAATTTAAAAATATGGCCTGCGCCTGAAAACAGCACAGATGTTATTCGATACGATGCACTTACTCGCATAAACGATGCAGATACAAACCAAGATACTATTGAAGTTCCTTTTAGATTTTACCCTTGTTTAACGGCGGGTCTAGCTTATTACCTTTCTATGAAAAGAGCTCCTGATAGGATACAATTGTTAAAAAGTGTGTATGAAGAAGAATTTGATAGAGCTATGGCAGAAGACAGGGATAGATCTTCTTTCAATATAAAACCAACAATGGATTATTATAAGGTGGGGTAATGAGTTTTTCTTCAGGAAAAAATGCTTTTTTTATATCGGATAGAAGTGGTTTAAAATTTCCATATAAACATAAAGTAAGAGAATGGAATGGTTCTGTAGTAGCAAAATCAGAGTTTGAATCAAAACACCCGCAGTTAAATCCAAGACCGAAAAAAGCTGATGCACAAGCTTTAAGAGATGCTAGACCACCAAGAACAGAACCAGCTGTTGAAGTTTTATTAAGACTTAATCCTTTTACCACAGGAACTGCGAGTGAAAACCCAACAACAATTACAGTGCAAGAGCATGCTCATGGAAGAGCTGTTTCAAGTTCTGTTAGATTTAGAAATGTTGCACCTTTCGATGGAATAACAAGCTCTGCTATGGAAAACTCTTCTGGGTTTACCATAGTAAGCATTGTTGATGAAAATAATTACACGATATCTGTTTCAGGAACGGCTGTATCCGGTTCTATTAAAGGTGGGGGCACGATAGCATCTGCTGGACCTGTGACGTTGGAGAGTTAAATGAGCTATACTTTAACAACACTTAAAAGTGCTATACAAGATTACAGTGAAAATACAGAAACTACTTTTGTAAATAATTTAAGAGAGTTCATTAGAGCAACTGAAAACAGGATTTTTAAATCAATTGATTTTGAAGTATTTCGTAAAAATGTAACAAGTGCGACAACTTCCTCAGATAGATTTTTGTCTGTTCCTAGTGATTATCTAGCCTCTTTTAGTTTATCTGTAACAAACTCAAGTAACATAGAGTTTTTGTTAGAAAAAGATGTAAACTTTATACAAGAGTACAACCCCAATAGTTCTACAACCGGTGTACCTAAATATTATGCAAGGTTTGATGTAGATAATTTTATACTTGCACCAACACCGAATAGTAACTTCGGTGTAGAACTACATTATTATTACAGACCAACAAGTTTAGCTGATAGTACAGTTGTTTTAACTGTAGGGTCTACAAGTAGTTTTGCAGTTAATGAAACAATTACTGGAGCCAGTAGTGGCGCTACAGCTACGATTAACAGTAAAAACGATGGCACAAACCAAATAACTATTGTTGTTCCAACAACTGCATTTACAAACGGTGAAACAATAACAGGTGGTACAACAGGTGCTTCCTCTGCCATATCTGCCATATCAAGTGACACTACAACAACATGGTTGAGCACAAATGCACGAAATGCTATGTTATATGGAGCCTTATATGAAGCTTATATTTTTATGAAGGGTGAGCAAGACGTTTTAGTTATGTATGAAAAAAGATTTAATGAAGAATTAATGAGATTAAAAGATTTAGGTGAGGCTAGGGAAAATGCTGATGCTTACAGGCAAGGATTACCTAGAAGAGCAAGAACATAGGAGATAGATTATGGCAACCTCAAATGCAGCAACCACTTATTTAGAGCATAGGATACTAAATTTTATATTTAACAATAATGCACAAGTAT